ACTGGTGCTGAAGCACTCTTCAACGAAGCAGACACAGATTTCTCTGGTACAGGCACACACGATGGTAAAAACCCAGTTGACGGTACTTATACTACTGGTACTGGTGTTGCTACCTCAGTCGCTGAAAACATTGGCGCTGATGATGGTGCTACTTTAAACGAAATGGCTTTCTCAATCGAGAAGACTACTGTTACAGCTAAGTCTCGTGCATTGAAAGCTGAGTACACTGTAGAACTCGCACAAGACCTCAAAGCAATTCATGGTCTTGACGCTGAGTCAGAACTTTCTAACATTCTTTCACAAGAAATTCTTGCTGAAATCAACCGTGAAGTTATCCGTACTATCTACAAAGTAGCTAAAGACGGCGCAGCTTCTACTGCAACTGCTGGTACTTTCGACCTTGACGTTGACTCAAACGGTCGTTGGTCAGTTGAGCGTTTCAAGGGTCTTCTCTTCAACATCGAGAGAGACGCTAACGTGATTGCACAAGATACTCGTAGAGGCAAAGGTAACTTCATCATCTGTTCAGCAGACGTTGCAAGTGCTCTAGCAATGAGTGGTGTTCTTGATTACACACCTGCTCTTTCTACTAACCTCAATGTTGACGATACTGGTAACACTTTCGCTGGTGTTCTCAACGGTCGTTACAGAGTATACATCGATCCATACAGTGCCAACACTGGTGCTGCTTCACAGTTCTACGTAGCTGGCTACAAAGGTTCTAGCGCTTATGACGCTGGTCTCTTCTACTGCCCATACGTTCCATTACAAATGGTTCGTGCGATTGACCCTAACACCTTCCAGCCTAAGATCGGCTTCAAGACTCGTTACGGCATGATCGCTAACCCATACGTAACTAGAACTGATGGTACTACTGACGGTGATACATTCACTTCTGGTCGTAACCAGTACTACAGAAAAGTTAAGGTTACTAACCTTATGTAAGAATAAAAAGAATTGCTTAAAGCAATCATTTTTGAAGGGGCTATTCGTAGCCCCTTTTTTTATGGCTGCAATAAACTATTACAATCTAGTAATGTATTTTTTTCGTATTATAAATAGTACTACACACAAATCAACTGAGGTGTATTATGAAAAGACTATTAATCGCAACACTGGCAATTCTGCCAACAAGTATTTTTGCTCAAACGTACACAAGTGAAGTTGCAGATATTATCAACAACAACTGTGTAGTATGTCATCGTGAAGGTGGCATAGGTCCAATGAGTTTTGAAACTTACGAACAAGTTCGTCCATGGGCACCACTTATTGCTATGAAAGTAGCATCACGAGAAATGCCTCCTTACGCCTACGATCATGGCATCGGCATTCAAGACCTACAAGGTGATTGGCGTCTTGCACAAGAAGAGATTGATGCTGTAGTCGCATGGGTAAACGGTGGTTCATTGTACGGTGATCCAGATACAATCGTACAAGCACCACCACTAAGAGATCCAGAAGCATGGAATTTTGAAGCAGACTTCGGTGCACCAGATGCAATCATTCCATCAGTAGCAATTGACATTCCTGCTAACGGCAATGATCTATGGCATAAGCATTTAGTACCAACAGGATTATCAGAAGACAGATGTATCAAAGCAGTACAAGTGAAGCCTCGTGGCGAAGCGAAAGCTGTCGTACATCACGCTAACTCATCTATTATCACAGCGGAAGGGCGTGAAGGCATGCTCACTGAGTACGCTATGGGAAAGTGGGGAGAGATTGTACCAGAAGGAGTTTGTCGTACAATCCCAGCAAACGCACAAGTATCGTGGGATATTCACATGTTCCCAGGTGGTCTTGGCGCAATGGCTCCAGGTTCTGTAATCAAAGACAATGTAGTAGAGATCGGACTTTGGTTATACACAGAAGAGGAAAGCGCACAATTGAAATACAAACAAGATTTGAGCTTGTATCGCCTTGGGGACCAGGACGACTTAGTAGTCCCACCCAATGGATATGCAATGACTCAGGGCTTTCACAGTTTCGATCATCCTGTACGTTTAGATAGTTTTCAGCCACACGGTCACTTGCGTATGAATGCAGCAAGTCTTGAAATCTTCTATCCAGAAACAGGACGAACAGAACAAGTAAGCCAAATCTCCAAATGGTCAGCAACATGGCATCACAGTCATTTGTATGCACCAGACGTAGCGCCTTTGATTCCAGCAGGCGCAGTTATCATTCTCAAGCAATGGTATGATAACACAGCAAACAATCCAAATAACCCAGATCCAGATATGTTTGTAATGGGCGGTTCACGCACAGGTGATGAGATGACTCACGCTTGGCTTGCCATTACTCATTTAGATGATGAAGGATTTGAACAATTGAAAGCACAAAGAAGTATTACGGGAGATGATTAATGAATAGCATTAAGAAAATGTTTTGGCTTAGTACAGTAGCAGTGTGGACAGCATTGCTCTGTGCAATAGCTATTACAGCAAAGGCTGATGAGATTGATTATGCAAGAGATGTTGCTCCTATCTTTGTAGAGCAATGTCAATCATGTCATAGAGAAGGCGGTATTGCTCCTTGGGCAATGACTAACTATCAAATGGTACAAGGCTTTGCGCCTGCTATCAAAGAGGCTATTGTGTCAAAGCGTATGCCGCCAGGTCAGATTGATCGTAAGTTTGCAGGCACAATCGTCAATCATAGAACACTAAGCAACCGTGAAGTAGATACGATTGTAGCGTGGATTGACGCAGGTGCACCTGTTGAGGGTGATGCTGATCCTCTCACGGAAACAACTTACTCTACTTCAGAGTGGGTACACGGTGAACCTGATATGATTATTGAAGTACCGCCGCAAGAGATTCCTGCATTTGGTACAATGGGTCCTAATGCGATTCCTTATCGTTATACAAGTGTTGATCTTGGTTTAACAGAAGATAAGTGGTTGCGTGGTTCACAGTTCTTGCCTAGCGAGCCTACTGTAATGCATCACATGCTGAACACTGTACAAGTACCGGGAGAGGGCAGAGGAAGTTTACTAGGCGCACAAGGTGAAGGTCAACAGAATATGGATAACGCAACCATCAGCGCATATGTTCCTGGTGGCGATCCTGATTACTATGATGAAAATACTGGCGGTCTACTAAAAGCAGGTTCAGTTGTTAATCTACAACTACACTACACACCTGATGGTACAGCGAGAACAGACAGAGCAAGAATCGGACTATACTTCCACGATGAAGGTGTAGTACCAGAGGAGAGAATGGCAGGTGACTGTGCTTGTATCTTCCCTAACAACTGGACACCGATTCCACCTTATGATCCTAACTTTGTACAGACAGCAGAGATTACTCTGAAGAATGACATTAGACTACATACATTCTTACCACATATGCACTTCCGTGGCAAGAGTATGCGAGCTAAGGCAATCTATGCTGATGGTACAGAAGAAGAACTAATCGACATTCCTAAGTATGACTATGCTTGGCAACTTTCATATACGTGGAAAGAGCCTAAGTTTATTCCTGCAGGAACACGGTTGTTTGTTGAAGGTGCATTTGATAACAGTGCAGACAACTCAATGAATCCAGACCCAGCAAGAGAAGTACCGTGGGGTCAGATGAGCGAAGATGAAATGTTCTTCGGTGCATTTACTTGGAAAAATGTAGAATAAACTAACAATATATTGTCAAAATTCTTGTCAGTGGCGTGTCAGGTTGTTATAAGTATTGGTGTAACAAATTCAATGTTACGGTAATACACACAATCTGACATGCTCACAAGGCAAGGAACTAAAAATGAGAATCGGCGCAAAGACTGCCAAACTAGAAGCTATTGTTACTTTTGCATTGGCATTAGTAGTAACTTCACCTGTCGTTATGGCTGCAATCGCAGTAATTTAAATCGTTATAAATAGTAGTATCTATATTTAAGGGTATTACTATGGTTGATATATTAGCAAATGTGCAAGAAGCAACATGGGACGCTGGTAATCCTGGCGAACTAGACTATCTCAAGCCTAATGGCTTTAAGTTTTTAGTTCACAATCTACCCAACGTCTCATTCTTCTGCCAGTCTGCAAATATTCCAGACGTTTCATTGGGATCACCGCAAGTCGCAACACCTCTCGTTGATTATTACGAGGCGGGTGACAAACTTGCTTACGGTGAACTTATGATTCGTTTCATTATACAAGAGAATATGGCCAACTACAATGAGTTGTACGAGTGGCTTATTGGTCTTGGCTTTCCAGAATCGCACAAGCAATACACTGACTTCTCAAAAAGCCAGTCGTATCGTTTTCCTGATATACGTCCTGATAAGCAACAGGCATTAGGAAACTATAGTGATGCGTCTCTATTCATTCTTGACTCTAACAACAATCCGCAAATAAAAATCGTATTTCAGGATGCGTTTCCTGTATCTCTTGGCGGTCTTGAGTTTGAATTATCTTCGGGCAATACTGATTACTTTCAAGGCGTAGCTGCATTTAGATACAGGCAATACAAAATTGAGACGCTATAAATAGAGTATATATTATGAGGTTACATTATGATTACGTTGAACGAATTGCAGGATCAGTGGAAAGCTGACTGCAAGATAGATGAATTGAATCTTGGTAGTGAGTCTACAAAAACCCCA